TGTCAAACATCGAAGCCTTCTCAAGCTGCTGTTCAACACCAAACGACTTACCAACGCCCGGAGGACCCGAAACAATCATCGCACGAATGTCGCTGTTGATACAAGCGGCGCTCATTTCGTCAAGGATCTGAAAACGAGAAGCAATACGATCCATCGCTTCTTCATCAGTTTCAGTAACCGTATCAGTCGGAGTAGCATCACCATCAAGAAATTCAACATCACTTGTATCAGCAATCTTGATGCGAACTTCGTCAATGTTTACAGGAAACGCACCGTCATTCTTGACAGTCACGAAAGTACCCTTCTTACCAGTCTGAAAACCCTTGACAAGAGTAAACTGGCTGTCGATGACCGGGTTGTTGCGATATTCACCGTTCTTAATGAGAATGCGAGACATATGAATTCCTCTGTGTTGACGTTATATATTAGTTATAGCAAAATGGGCACCCGAAGTCAACCAAAAAATGACCTCGGGTGCAATTTTTTATCCGTTCAAGCGAGCCTGAATTTCAAGAAAGAACTGATTGTACTTTGCCATACGTTCAATGTCCTTCTGTGTGACGCCTTTGAGACGACGGATATCTGTATTGTGACGAAGATCACAAAGCTTAACACGCATTGCGTCCTCGTTGGCAAAGACTACTTCCTTGTATTCATCGTAGGTCTGACCGGGCTGCTTAGTAAGCGCCTTAACACCATTGATCACACGTTCAGTGCAACCGATTGCTTCAAGGTCTTTCCAAGTAGTTTTGGTATCTTCAACAACATCGTGAAGCAGCGCCATACACTGTAGTTCTTCATCGTCGGTCTTGAGATAATGCATGACCTTAAGCGGATGCAGAATGTAGGGGTTACCGCCCCTGTCAAACTGACCTGCGTGAGCATTCGTAGCGAGAACTAGGACTTTGCCGAGTAGTTCACCTTTTTTCATACATGCTCCTTTCTCTGTCTATAATTAACAATAGCAAATCGTAGGAGCTATGTCAACCGTTTATTGTGGTTTATCTTTGGAAATTGATGAAATCGCAGTTAGTGCAAACGACGATACTACCAATACCAAAACTGAAACTACAATGCCAAACGATGCGATGAACCATTGTGCGGAAACAATGACGACCGCTACTGTTGCAATCAGACTGAATAGAGCAAGAATGGTCTTAACCAGTAGAAAGATTCCGCCTGACCATCTGTTTGCTGTTTCGCCTAACGCTGTTAAAAACTTAGAAACGAACAATTTAAATTGTTCACTGTCCCAATTGCTGTTCATAATTAAGTATCTCTTCCTTTAATTTAAGTTTACGCTTTTTTAACTCTTGGATTTTTAAATCATCAGCGTGAATGTAAACAAGCTGATTAATTTCCAATTCTAAATGATGATGCTTATGCTTTAGTTCTGCGATATGCAGTTTTAGTTTATCGCCCTTCATTATAGTTCCTCTCAATTTTCAGATATTGATTGTCCACGCCTTAGCAACGTAAAATTCTAGATTGTCTCTGCGCTTCTTTTCAAGAAAAGTACTGACATTCAACTTGCCAGACTGAATACTATGTTCCCAAAGATTTCTGACAGGGTTATGCTTTTCTACTTCAAGTAGAATGCGAGTGTCGGAGTCATCCTTGAACCAGTATTCATAATGACGAGAACGCTTCTGCCCATTATCAGCTTTAGCGATAAAGGTCAACGTAATGTCTTCTCTATCACGCTGTCTAGCAGGACCGAGGTCTTTATGTTCTCCGCCAAATATTTCAATCAACTGCATATCATATTCGTAGAAGTAAGGCAGCTTGTAGACCATACCAACAAAACGTGAAGTGAGAGTATTAGGAGAATTGTGTAGATACTGCATCAAATCAGTTTTAAACTTAGTGAAGTCATCGCCGCGCAATTTAGCCATAAGCAGCTTAGACATATAATATGACTTGACTGACTCCGCAAATACACGATCCTGATCGGTAATTTTATTTACAATCTGATTAGCGTGTTCGTTTAGAGACCAATTAAGATATGATATGGAATCGCTTTCTCGTGACTCCTTTATCAGACGATAAAGAGTGCAACTGATTAGCAAAGGGTCTGTCGTAAAATTATAATGGACTTCGGTATCCTTGGACTCCGAAGCTTCAACTAAATCTTCCCACGCAATTGCTGTCATATTTCTCATAGTGTTCTCCTTACTATTTCACACTATACGAATTGTTAAAAAATAGCAATAGACAGGTTACCCAATAGTAACGTCTTCCATGCCGGCTGTTCTTAGACGCACAATATGACCAAGCTGCCATTGCTTTGCGTCAATTCCTTTAAGTATACCCAACCATTTGTTACGTAGTAGAGCAACTTCGTTGATTAGTACTTCAAAATCAATAACATCATCTTCACCCTCTGCATACTTTTCAGCATCACGAGGAGTAAGTTGTCTGTTATAGTTTTCTAGGTACTTCTTGAAATATTTTCTTTTGAGTTTTCTCAATTGAATATTGAGGAAATTGAGTACCGCTTCAATCTCTTGTAGTTGATTAAAGCGATACTCCGTGACACCGGGTAGTGCGGCAATGTTCTTTTCAACATTGCCGTACACCTTAACGTCATTCTTTGCGGAAATCAATTCATTCTCGTAATGAGTAATGAAGTCAGGAATGTGACTCAAATCCTGAGTGATTTTGCCATACCAAGTCATTAGTACTGGTCGTCTTCTTCATCATCGTAATAGTCGTAATAATCTTCTTCGTCAAGATCATCTTCGTACTCGTGTATCAAACCATCTTCTGGAGTTTCTAAGTAAAAATCAAGGGCATCCTTGATATCCTTGTCACCTCGGAAAGTGTTCTTGATTTCGTGTGCTGAATAATCTTCTTCTACGAGATAATTAACCAGTGTTTCAGCAGCGCCATCAACGTCGCCAGCCTCGATACTTGACCTTAGAAGCTTCCAAACTTCACCGATTAATCCAATGCTCATTCTGCACCTTCCTCTTCTTCTATCAAGGAAGCGTTCTTGCTTGCAGACTTTGCTTCAAACTCAGCCATGATTGTGTCCAAACAACCATCGTCATTTGCTTCCCAAGCCTTACGGAACTTCTTAATGATAGAACCATCAAGCTTAGTATAGACAAGGCTGTTGCCTTCCTTAGATACCATACCCATTGATTCTGCCATATCAAGCATACCTGAGTAAGGGTTCATACCAGTTTCATATGGAATCTTAATCTGAACAGATTCGAACGGCTTTGCGTAACGAGTCTTCATGACCTTACAAGCACTGCGAATGCCGCGAACGTCACTGACCTTGTTGCCTGATTCGTCTTCCTTAAGCTTAAGCTTACGCATAGCTACAACGATTGACGAAGCATAGATGAAGCCCTGACCACCTGAAATCTTATCGTCAGGGTCAAACATATCCTGCGATGCATAAGTGTGGTTAGTTGCTACAAGACCTACGTTGTTCGAACCAAACATATTAACGCAGTTACGAACAAGTGCAGTAAGTGCCTTAGGCTTACGACCCATGTCACCCTTCATATCACCTGCTTCAAACTGATTAACATCAGTAGGAGTGAGCAACATGCCGAGCGAGTCAATGACGAACAGCACCTTAGGTTTGTCTTCTTCATTCAAGGTTTTGTAGCCCTTCATGAATTCACTGATAGTTTTCGCAACGTCATCAATCATTGCCATGTTCAACTTGAGGAGCTTATCCTCAGCAGTGTCTACGCCAAGAGCGTGAAGCCAAGCTTCATCAAGTGCGTTTTCGCTGTCAATCAATACAACGTAGATACCCTGCTCTTGGGCATGACGAACAAGGTTGCCCGAACAGATGTAGCTCTTACCCGAGCCGGACTCTCCAGCAAAGACAGTAACTTTACCAAGAGGAATGCCCTTATTAAAATCTCCACTAATTCTATAATTGAGTGCATAATTACCTGTGCTGACCCAATCAGTAGGGTCATTAAATCCGATACTAAGGCCGTCAATAGCCTTAGTAATGTCCTTGCGGAACTTACTAATATCAAATGGCTTTGCCATGTTTTCTCCTGTTATCTTACAATTTGTTTTAACTTATCACCTGGTGAGGTTTTTTCAAGTAGTTCGGGACTATTTTCTGCTAAACCATCTAAGTGCATATCCATAGGATAATGACGTAGAATCGTTCTTGCACGATCACGAATAATACTAGGTACTCTAGGTGTTTTGCCAGGATCGCAAAGTTCTTCTAAAAGCTTTCTACTTTGCTTCAAGGCTCTATATCTTTCATCTGGTAATGTCATATAAACCTCCTGTCAAAATGGGGAGACACTAGGTCTCCCCTGCCAAGTATTACTTGGATTGACGGGCGCGGATCATTGCAAGAATGTCCTGAGCCTTGTCGCTTGATGTGTCCGACTTAGGAACAACTACCGGATCATTTGCTGCCGGCGCTGCATCTTCGTCCCAAGGAACATCATTGTTAGAGACTGGAGCATTCTGGGTTGTGCTGGTTTCAGCAGTCACCGTTGTTTCTGCCGGAGCTGCTCCAGCCGGGGCCTCAAGTCCATACGGACGATAGTAAGCGCCCCACTTATCAGGATCATATGCACGACCATCAACAGATGCTTCAAACATTTCCTTGATAACACGAAGTTCTGCTTCGCTTGGCTTCTTGGGCAAGAAGTCCTTAAGATTGAAAAGACCATGCGCTTCAATAGCAGCAAGTTCTGCCTCAGTCAATGGGGATTCCTTACGGGCCCAGTTAGAAGTTGAGTAGTCAGCATAACCACCCTTTGAAGTCTTCTTAATGTTGAAGTCAAGACCACGAGCGTAGTCAGTTGGCAATTCTTCCAACTCAGGATCCATCAACGATGCCTTGATTACAGTCTGAATCTGCGGACTGATTACAAAGCGACGGATGGGGTTAGATGGGGTCTGATCGTCACCGAGAGGGTTTGCACGAACGAAGCCCTGATAAAGATAAGAACGCTTCTTCCAATACTTGTTAGCGAGGTCCTTAAGACTGTCATCCTTGTACCAAGGACGAACTTCTGCGAGAACGGGGCAGTTTTCGCCATACATTTCTACGCAAGGAACCTGAACGATTACCTGCTTAGCATCGGGCTGACCCTTGATGCCATTGAAAGGAAGCTTAATGATCTGCCGTTCGACCCAGAAAAAGTCGTTAGTATTGTCAGCGTCAGGAAGGAAACGCACTGTTGCAGTTGCGCCTTCTGAAATATTCCAATGGGGATAAATTGCGTTATCAGACTGAGTACGAGCGCCAGAGTTCTGATTCTTGTTTTCTTGGGCTGCCAAACGAGCCCGGATTTCTGCTAGACTTGCCATTTTGTTTTCTCCTTTTTAAATGTGCCTAAGTTGTGCCTAAATGTGTTTTTATGTTTCGTTGTTCGGAGACAACTACACACAAGTTATGTTATAACTCATGTGTAATGTATTTACAATATAATTGGGTGCATAATATATTATTATATTACATTATGCACCCAAAATAGTATTAAACGCTACTGATGTTGTTATTTATTGAAAGCTGGCCACTTCCTATGAAAGCAGGGTCGCTCATCACGCCGCCAGTGACTGGATTAGCAATTAATACGTCTAGTTGAGCAATAGTATCTTGCATTGACCCTATAGCTGCTGCAAATGTTACATTAGCTGGTTGAGCTTCAGGTGGAAGAAATTTAGCAATGCCAGGAACCGACGAACCGATCTTAGTTTGTTGTGCTGCAAGCTGTTGAACAGGGGTTGCAGCAGTTCCGTCACGGGCAGTTTTTGCTGCTGCTACTTGTGTTTTCTGTATTTCTGCTGCAAGTGCTACCTTGGCCACCTCCATTTTAGCGCGGTCATTTGCTGTGACAGGAGGTATATTTTTAATTGTAGGAATCAGATTCTTGATGGCTGCGGTTGCTGCTGCTGCCCTAGGAGCTGATAAATTTGGTCTATTATTTCTATTTGGCATCATTGGTCTTCTCATAGTACTTTCCCCGTTGTTATCTTTTAAAGCGTGCCATTTCCATGATACGAGCTAATTCTGGATCAATCTCTGTTGATTCATTGGCGCCAACCAGCTTGCCGATATTGTTGTTCTTTACTTTTTCAGTAGGACCAAGTTGACCTGCACGCTTTTGGT